GAGGCAAATTTATGAGACGTCTGAAATCATTTCTCTGCGTCTTGTCAGCCTGCGCTCTGGTCATGTCCCTCTCCGGCTGCGGCCATTCCGTGGACGTGACGCCGGGCCGCACGGAGGTATGCAAGGACGGCTCCTGCCTCGTCATTGAGCAGGGGCATATTTCCTATTCCCAGGCCCAGCCGGAAACGGACGTTCCGCCCGTCGTGCAATCCCTGAAAAAGTAAGATCATGTGCCAGCCGATAGATTGGGTTCTGCGTGTGGTCAATACTGTCCGCGCAGTTTTGGACGGCAAGAACGGTATCTTGACGCTACTGATTGTCGTTCTCATGAGTGGGTTTGTCGGCATGGCACTTATTTACAACGATTTCAAGAGCTTTCTGGCAGAGCAGACCAAAAACTACGCTATTCAGACGGAGGTCTTGAGGACAATAGACCTCCGTCTTTCCAACCTCGAACAACAAACTCATAAATAATATGTTTCACAAATATCATGTAAGCTTTTTATTCGATTCTGGAGAACACATCAAAGAGCTTATTTCCTGGCTCGCTAATGCTCCTGATACTATTGCTCTATCTGAAAAACACACAAACATTTTTGAAAGAAACCCCAATCAAGGACGCTCTTTTTCAGATGCTCTCCACGCTTTGAAAAGTGGTAAGGGAGCTAGACTGGAGGGGTGGGCCCCGGATGTTGTGATCCGCGCTCAGTTCCCGGACGAGCACAGCAAGATGAATGCTCCCTACCTGTATATGGAATCCCCTTTCGGGCGGGTGCCGTGGAAGGAAACGTT